GGCTGCCGTATTGCTTATTCAAAGCAGTGGGCCGCTCGTTGCATGATGGAGTTAGAGAGCCATGATTCAGCTTATTTTTTGACTTTTACTTATGATGATGATCATGTACCTCTTTCTTGGTACTCTGATCCGGAGACTGGCGAGGCCTATCAGGTTATGACTCTTTGTAAGCGAGATTCTCAGTTGCTTATGAAGCGTATCCGCAAGCATTTTGGTGATGACCATATTCGGTTTTTTTTATCTGGTGAGTATGGTGATACTACGTTCCGTCCTCATTATCATGCTATCCTTTTCGGTTTGCATTTGACAGACCTTGTCCCTTATAAGACTGTCAAAGAGGCTGGACAGTATTATACGTATTATAACAGCGCTGAGTTGTCTCGATGTTGGGGAAAAGGTTTTGTTGTTGTTGGCTCTGTTACTTATGAATCTTGTGCGTACGTGGCTCGGTATGTCATGAAGAAATTGAAAGGAAAGGAGGCTAGTTTTTACGCTGATCATAATATAGAGCCGGAGTTTGTGAATATGTCAAGGAGGCCTGGAATTGCTCGAGATTATTATGAGTCACACCCCGGAGTTTTTGATTTTGATTATATCAATCTCCGTACTCCTGATGGTGGTCGTAAATTGCGTCCGCCCCGGTACTTTAAGCGACTTTTTGAAGTCGACGAACCTGCTCGAAGTGCTGAAATGGCTGCTAGAGCTCATCAGCTTGCTATTCAGCTTCAAGACGCAAAGCTCGAAAACACGTCGCTTGAATCGTGCGAACTTGAAGCAGTCGAAGAGCGAAACCTTAAATCAAGACTCAAACCCTTAAGGAGGAATTTGGTATGAGTAAGATGAAGAAAAAGAAAGACTCCAAGGTCTTTAAGCGTACGGCTGCAAAGGCTAAGAAGATTAACATTGCCCCTAAGATTTTTCGAGGAGGTATAAGGTTGTGAGAGATAATGTCGGATGTGCTTCTTCTGTGCTTTCTCGGTCTGAGGATGATGTGGAGCGTGAAGCTTTATTGTTTCGCAGTTTTTTGAGGCATCGAGGTTTGAAGTGTTCTTTTAAGCGTTGTTGCCCTGATGGTGTTACCGATGGTTATTTGATTAGCATTGTTGACCCTGTTGACCCTAGCGATGTTTGTTTTTGTCGGTTTTATTCTGGTGCTGAGCTTCGTTTAATTCGTCATTCTTCTGATATTTTCTGGAGGTATTTATGATTTATGGCCTGTATTCCGTCAAGGATGCAAAGACGTCCTACATGCCCGTTACTCTGGACGTTAATAATGCTTCTGCTGTGCGTAACTTTGAGCACGCTGTTAGACAGCCTGATTCTTTGCTTCGCTCCCACCCTAATGACTATGCGCTTTATCATGTTGGTGATTTCGATACTGACAATGGTAATGTGATTCCTATTTTCCCTCCTGTGCAGCTCATTGACGCTGCTGCCTGTCTTAAGGAGGTTTAACATGTTTCGGACGCAGTATGATCGTGTGCGGGTTCCGGCTGAGCCGGGATGCCGTGAGAAAGTGACCTATGGCGGTCACTATGATGACCGAGGCCGTGTTGTCCTCGAGGAGATTGGCCGTGTGAATCTCTATGATGAGATTCAGAGTTATGCTGATTCCGTTGATATTCATGTCCTCATGCAGCGGTACAAGAATGGTGATCCGGAAGCTCTGAGTAAGGCCCAGGGCCTTTATTTGGATGCTACTGTTTTTCCTAAGACCTATGCTGAGGCTCTTAATCAGATGGCTGATATGGAGCGGTCTTTCATGTCTCTTCCTGTTGAGACTCGTGAAAAGTTTAATAATTCTTTCTCCGAGTTTCTTGCCGCTTCTGGTGAGTCTGATTTCATGGAAAAGCTCGGTCTTGTCGAGTCTGGCAAGCAGCCTCTTGACGTAAAACCCGCTATTCCTGCTGAGGAGGTTAAGTCCGAATGAATCGTAATACCGAATCTCATTTTTCGTTACTTCCTCGCATTGACATTGGTCGTTCTCGCTTTGACCGTTCGGCTAGTGTAAAGACCAGTTTTAACGCTGGTGATGTGGTTCCCTTTTACTTGGAAGAGGTTCTTCCTGGTGATACTTTCAATGTCAGAACGTCTCGTGTTGTCCGTATGCAGACGCTTCTCACTCCTATGATGGACAATGTTTATTTGGACACCTATTATTTCTTTGTTCCCAATCGTTTGACCTGGCAGCATTGGAAAGAGTTTTGCGGTGAAAATACTCAGTCTGCTTGGATTCCCGAGACGGAATATACTATGCCTCAGATTACTGCTCCTGATGGTGGTTGGGATGTTGGTACGATTGCGGACTATTTCGGTATTCCCACAGGTGTTCCTGGTCTTTCTGTTTCTGCCCTTCCTTTCCGTGCTTATGCCCTTATTATGAATGAGTGGTTTCGTGATCAGAACCTCCAGGATCCTCTTCTTGTTCCTGTTGATGACGCTACTGTGCAAGGCGTTAACACTTCTACCTTTGTCACTGATGTGGCAAAAGGTGGTAAGCCCTTTATTGCCGCGAAATATCACGATTACTTCACCAGTTGTTTGCCTGCACCGCAAAAGGGTCCCGATGTTTTGATTCCTGTTTCCAAGGGTGCTGATCTGCCTGTTGTTACTCGTGAGGTTGGTCTTTCTCCTGAATTGGCTAGTTCTATGGTCCCTCTTCGTTGGGGTGATTTGTCTAATCAGCAGTCGGCTCCTGGTGGTCTTATTGGTTGGAATGCATCTTCTAAGGCAACCACTGTTAAGACTTCTTCTGGTGCTGGTACTGATGCTTCTATTTATCCTGGAAACCTTTGGGCTGTTGATGATGGTTCTGTCTCTTCTGCTACTATCAATCAGTTGAGATTGGCTTTCCAGATTCAGAAGTTCTATGAGAAGCAGGCCCGTGGCGGTAGTCGTTATACGGAGATTGTTCGCTCTTTCTTTGGCGTTACTTCTCCTGATGCTAGACTCCAGCGTCCTGAGTATCTCGGCGGTAATCGTGTGCCTATCAATATCAATCAGGTTGTGCAGCAGTCTGGCACTGGTGAGTCTACTTCTACTCCGCAGGGTACTGTGGTCGGCATGAGCCAGACGACTGATTCTCACTCTGATTTTACCAAGTCTTTTACTGAGCATGGTTTTATCATTGGTGTGATGGTTGCCCGGTACGATCATACATACCAGCAGGGCCTTGAGCGCATGTGGAGCCGGAAAGATAAGTTTGACTTCTACTGGCCTGTCTTTGCTAATATTGGTGAGCAGGCTGTAAAGAACAAGGAGATTTATGCCCAGGGTAATGCCGAGGATGACCAGGTATTCGGTTATCAGGAAGCTTGGGCTGAATATCGTTATAAGCCCTCCCGCGTTACTGGTGAGATGCGCTCGAGCTACGCTCAGTCTCTCGATGTTTGGCATCTTGCTGATGATTACGAGAAGCTTCCCTCTTTGTCTGCCGAATGGATCCAGGAGAATGCGAAGACCATTGACCGTGTGCTTGCTGTTACGTCGCAGAACTCTAACCAGTTCTTTGCCGATATCTATGTTAAGAATCTTTGCACCCGGCCTATGCCTATGTACTCTATCCCTGGTCTCATTGACCATCATTAAGATAGAGGGGGGAGTGATCCCCCCTCTTGCTTTTTACGAAAGGAGAATGTATTATGGCTGTATCTGCTAGTGCTTTGAATAGTGCTGCTGATCAGATTGCAGGTCTGAAAGGTGTTGCGCAGTCTAATTCTGCTTTTAACGCTGAGCAGGCGCAAATCCAGCGAGAGTGGCAGGAAAAGCAAAATGCCATTGCTATGGAGTTTAATCGTGAGGAAGCCGCCAAGAATCGTGACTGGCAAGAGATGATGTCTAATTCTGCTCACCAGCGTGAAATTAAGGATTTGAAAGCTGCTGGTCTCAATCCCGTGCTTTCCGCTATGAATGGAAATGGCGCTGCCGTTACAAGCGGCGCTACGGCCTCTGGCGTGACTTCTGCTGGCGCTAAAGGTGAGGCTGATACATCTACCTCCGGCGCTATTGCAAATCTGCTAGGGAGCATTCTAGCGGCTAATACCCAGATTGAGGCTTCTAATATTAATGCAAGGACTCAAGAAGCTGTTGCGGAGAAGTATACTGCTATGTCTCAGATTGTGGCAGAGATTAATAAGAGTGCTACGCTTGGTTCTGCTGGTATTCATGCTGGAGCTACGAAGTATGCTGCTGATCAGGCTAAGGCAGCTAGTCAGTATGCTACTGATCATACAAAGTATGGTGCTATGTTAAATGTTGGTGGTTCTGTTCTTGATATGTTGACTGGTGATTCTTCTGGTTCTGTTACTACTGGTAAGTCTTGGCTTGATGAGGCTAAAGATGACTATCAAGCATATCGTCATGCTCCTAGTTCTGAGAAAGAGGCTAAGGCTACTTTGAAGGCTATTATTGGCGGTTTCGCTTCAGGTTTTAGAAAGGTGGATTAATATGGATGCTGATTTAATTATTGCTCTTCTTTATCTTTTCGTTTTTGGACTTCCTTTTGTTTTGGTGATGCGAATTCTTTGGCATGTTGGAAGTTGGTTTAAGCGTAAGGACAGACATAACGATCGGGAGGTTTGACCTCCGCCAGGACTGGGCACAGTTAACGTCTCTTGATGTTAACTGTGCCCAGTGACACCGCGACCCGCGGTGGAATTGCTGGTTCCATCCAGCTATACTCCCGTGTTTTTT